CGGGTTTTTTGCGAAAACATACATGAAAAATTGCCTTCCGAAAATTTGAGGCTGTGGTGAGGTTGTTGGGGGTTTGGAAAAGAAGTTGACGTGGTGGTTGAACGGCTCGATCGCCCCGACGTAGAGGGCGTTTGTGCACGAGGTCAAGAATGCGTCCTCGCCGTTGAATGTCATCCCGAGACTCTGCAGGTTCGGGTTTGTCGACCCGGCGACCACATAGTCGTAAGGCGCGTTTCCGACCGGCTGAGTTATGAAAAAGAGCTCCTTGATAGGACCGGAAAACTCCAGTTCGAACACGGCGCTCTGGAACCCCTGGGCCAGATCGAACTCCTGATACTGCGTCTGTGTGATGACATAGTCGATCTGATGGTTCTGGAACCAGTTAATCTCGGGGTTGGCCAAGTAGACGTACTCGGTGATGATAGTCGCGCTCAAGGTNGGGTCAGGAACGGAGATGGCTGTCAGTTCGGAGAATTCCCGGAAGGTGACCCAGACCTCGACGTCCTGGCGACCGAGNGCCGCGATAGGTATGGACAGCTCGGGGTTTTCATAGAAATAGTACGGAAGGTTGATGAAGTAAGTTCGGCCAGGGGGTGGGATGGACGTCCCTGTGTCGTATTTGCCCGTCAGAAGCTGGAGACCAGGCTGGTTCTCGTAGGGGACGTTCAACTCGTTCCAAATCTCGATGTATTCTCCAGTGATGCTCTGGATGGTCTGGCCACCAATCTTNAGGTCCGCGTTCTTGATGATGTGNGTCCCGACCGAGTCGCAGTAACTGAAATCGGGCGTAATGGCGCCGGTGCTGATGCTCGAGGCCAGGGCCGCGACCGAGATGTACGTCCCAGCGAGGACGTTGGCCGAAAGATTGTTAATAATTCCGACCGAAATTGAATACAGGGCGCTGGTGTTCGAGACGCTGAACGGAACCGATACGGTGTAGGGCGGTGCGATACTCGATGCGACTGCATGGGTCTGTTGGGAAAATGCTGGGTCGGTGCTTACTATCGAGACGGTCGAGACGGCATTCGACGTGTATAAGACGGCCGTCATCATGAAGGACATGACGTTCGTGAACGAAAGGTTCCCCCCAGAGGTTGTGGTAATCATGGCCGAATTTGTATTTGAACTGTAGAAGGTGCTCGCGAGGTTTATGAAGCCCGAGGGCGGGAGGGTGTTCGATGTGCTCTGGTACAGAATTCCGTTGTATGGAAGGATAGTTTCAGCCTGCGTAGGCGGAAGGACGCCCACCTGGTTAATCGCAAAGAATGAGTTGGCGTTCAGGGTCGAGAGGGAGCCGGTCGTCGATACGTTGAGATAGTACGAGAAAAGGGTGTTTGCGACCAAGGGCATCGAAAAGCAAAAGGTGGGATTCCGTCCCTGGATCGACATGTCGTACGTGTAAATAATGTTCGAACCGTATCCCAGCGAGACGTTTGCGACATACGACGGGTCATTGAAACTCAGGGAGCCCGAGATGAGGTACGCGCCGTTCAACTGAAAATTCATCATGGAATTAGAATCGAGGGTCACTGTGCTATTTTGGGGAGTCACGTTTCCGTATAGGGGAACGGGCGCCAGAGACGTGCTCGCGAGTGTGACGTCAGTCGAAAGCTGGTAAATATCATTCACCGGGATGGCCGAAAAGTACGTCCCTGTGAGGAGGTTCACGCCGCTTGTCGTGACGTAAAAGTAATAGAAAAGGCCAGGAGTTGTGACGATGATGGGAATAATTATGGGTGTCGAGGGGTTAGGCGACACCGTACAATTGGAGGTGTAAATGAAGGAAGGGATCGGGGGGGCGCCGTCCGTTGGGGAGGATCCGTACGCCAGGTTCTGGACCGAACCGCCCTGGACGTTGAAACCCATCTGGACTGTATAGTACCCCGGGTTGATGAACTTGATACACCCCCCGGGTGTTATAGCGTAATTACTCGGTGAAAAATCATTCTGAGTCCAATACTTGATGCTCGACGGGTTGACCTCGAAAAAGTTGAGAAATTGCTGGGAAGATGTCGGGACAGTCTCGGCGAGGCTGAGGTACACCCCTGTGAGGATGTTCGTGGGCAACCCGACCGTCTGGATCCAACCAGACTGTTGAAGGGTGTAGTCTGGTGTCAGGGTCGATATGAAGACGTTTGCGAAGGTGTTCGAAGGCGAAATGGAATTGGCCGAAAGGTTCGACAGGGACGAGACGGTCGCGTTGTAAATAATGTTTGATCCTGCCGCCGTTGTGTAATTGACCGGATCGAGTCCCCAAAAAATGCTGGAGAGTGCGGAGTTGTCCGGCGCGCCCGCCGTCACAATGACGTTCGAGACGTTCGAGAACACAAACTTGTTAAGAGAATAATTATAGCTCGCATAAGGACCGAAATTAGAATCGAACCAGCCGGCCAGAGATGCTACGTTCGTTGAATAGTACTGGAAATTTGTGGGGGCGGTGAGGGGACCCACGATGGTGCCATTCGAGAAGCCAAACCAGAGGAGGGGGAAATTCGTCGCTGACGGAGTGGGCCCCCACGTCCAGTCTTCTCCGGGGTTGTACAGAGCCGGAAGGTTGATTTTGAGCGTCAATCCTCGTATGAGATCCCCTTTGGGAGGGATGCGACAAATGCTCGTTTTTCCATATGTGATGCTCTGATCTATAAAGGGAATGTCATAGGCTTCGAGAACAAAGGGGGTGTGGCGCTTGTAGACGCCCGCAAAGTACGTCACCTGCGGTTCGCCCGTCAAGTAGGCATCCTGCTGACCGATGGCGGCCAACTGGATGTATCCGGCTGACATTTGTCGCCTCTAGTAATGGTAGAGAGATTAGTGCCCGAGACGTTCCGCGACTCCCAGCACAGGTCGCGCTAGAGTCCAGTGTGAATTTTGTTTGAAAATTGGAGGAGGAGATGTCTCTACAGCTCCGAAAGTTCGATCCCAGCAAGATGGGCGACGACAAGGTGTGCGTCTTCATCGGTAAGCGCGGGACGGGCAAGTCGACGCTGGTCACGGACATCCTGTGGCACAAGAAGCACCTGCCGGCCGGCATCGCCATGTCNGGAACAGAGGAGGGGAACGGGTACTACAAGCAATTCATCCCGGACCTCTTCGTCTTTGGAGATTACAACAAGGATGCGCTCGAAAAGATCATCGAGCGTCAGAAGAAGCTCTTGGCGGCCGGGAAGTGCACGCCGGTATTTGTGCTCATGGACGACTGCATGTACGACCGCGCCTTTATGAGAGACATTGCGATCAGGCAGTTGTTTATGAACGGACGACACTGGAAGATTTTCTTTATGATGACGACCCAGTACTGCATGGATATGACGCCCATGATTCGGACCAACGTCGACTACGTGTTTGCCCTGCGCGACAACGTACGGCAGAACCGAGAGAACCTGTACAAGGCGTTCTTCGGCGTCTTCCCGACGTTCGACAGCTTCTGTCAGGTCATGGATGCGACCACAGAAAACTACGAGTGTCTGGTGCTCGACAACACCAGCAAGTCGAACAAGATTACGGACTGTGTTTTCTGGTACAAGGCGCCCATTCGCAAGAACTTCAGGGTCGGTGGGGCTGCATTCTGGCAGTACCACCAGAGGCATTACAATGCCCGGGCGGCTGCAACTGCTGGATCTATAGCACCACCGCCCAAGAGAAAGGGGTCGGTCGTGAACGTGGTGAAGCGGAAGTAGACCCGCGCCAAGCCTCTTAAGAGAAATTCCCAATCGAAACTAGATGACGAGGTCACAGGCCCCTGAACAGTCTGCCATGATGACTTACGACCCAAGCACGAGCTCGATTTTGAGCGACCTCCCAGAGGGGGCCACACTTACAGTGGACGAGGAGCTCGCCCATCAGGCGCTCAACCGCGAGAAGGGCGACCAGGCCAAGTCAGTCCCGACGGGGCTGATTAGGCGGACGCGACCTCCTTCGCCGGAAAAAGATGTTGACGAATCTCAAATGGCAGACTTTTCTACTCCTCTGGAGGAGCTCATGCCCGGCCCGAACCAAATGATCCAGAACGAGATGATGGGACCTCCCCAGCAGGCGCCCATGGTTGAGCGCGCTGCCAAGTCCAAGAAGTCTTCCTCCAACCCCTTTGGTCTGACCGATGACCAGTTCCAGGCGGCCGTCGCCGCCATCGCCGCCGCCATCGCATTCTCCAAGCCGGTCCAGAGCCGCCTGCGCACCATGGTGCCCAAGTTTGTGGGCGAGTCTGGTGAGGTGTCCCTGACCGGACTCGCCGTGACGGGACTGATTGTGGCAATCCTGTACTACTTTGCGAAGAAGTACGTGATTGAGAAGTAAATGAGCCGAGGCGGTGCCCGAAGGGCGCTGGCTCGTGGCGGCGCAGCGGGGCCTATTTTAAATTGAAATTCATACAGGCTACGCCAGGCTGAGGGCGCGAGGAA